CATAGCGACCTCTTTATTTTATTCGTTGATTTTTTTTCGGTTTTCGGCATGTACTCTCCGTCTCACGCGGCGCAAGTCTCCTTCGCTGTCGTCCTGAATGTTGCGGATCGTTGCCGGATCAGTCACGCCGTTGGCAATGCAAATCTCTTTAATGTCGTTCTTTGTCGATCCGTTCAATTTGATAAATTTCCTTCCAATCCGGCTGTAAATCTCTTTATAGCCCTTTTTATTGAGTCTTAAACCTCTTTTAATTCGCTTTTCAAGATGATCGGTCGCCGCCAACAAAATGCCACAGTGATCTTCCAACTCGTTGTAAATGGTGATAAAGAAATATAGCACCTGATCGCTCAACTTGTCGGCTTCGTCCAAGATCAGCATCGGTGATTCAGCTCTTTTCAGGGCCTTAATCACTTCGGCCACCATGTCACCCACTGTTTCGCCGGAGGCATCTATTCCCATCGTGCGTAACAGGGCTTGCAAGAATAGTTTCCGGTTCCAATATTCTGAACATGATAGCGCGAACACGTTCGCATGGCTCTCGGTGTATGCTTCGATTGCTTTGCTCTTTCCGCTGCCGGCCTCGCCCGTGATAGCCATCACCAGCGCATTTTCTTGTGCATCGCCCAGGATGCTTGTCATGATTTTGAAGTCCGTTGTTTCCACGATCACCCAATTTTTTGATTTGAACCCAATTTGATTTGCTATGTTTCGAAACATCTCATCTTTGAAGGCATTCAGTTCGCCTTTCAATATCCGGCTCACCGTCGCCACACTCACATTTTTCAATGTGTTCGCTGCCTTCTCCTGTGTCCCGATTCGTTGACAATAACCTGCCAGCGCCTCCTTAATCTGTTGTTTTTCCTGTGTTGTCATTGTTTCCTGTTTTAAGTGCTTATATATTTTTAATACCATTCCGTTGATGTCAACGATATGGTATATTGTTTCCTGTTTTAAGTGCTTATATATTTTTATCGAACATCGTTTATCTATTTATCAAGAAGTCATATAGCTCAGCTGCGTTCGACATCGGGACTTCTCTGTCATTTGCGTAAACTTTTAAATGATCATTTTTAGCGCCAAAATCAAGTTCCCAGCAAAAATATCCTATCCAGCATGGTTGACGTATGGTTCCTATGTCATTCATTTCTATTTGTAAAATCTCTATGAGCATGTTTTGCAAAGATTCATTATTTGGCAATAAATCAGCTTCAAAAGCATTTGGGAAAGCAGCCCCTAAATGTTTTGCCACTTCAACATCGTGGTCTCGTTGTTTTTTTAATGCCTCAATGGCTCTAATAAATAATTCTTTTGTCATGGTTTTGTTGTTTGATGGTTCCAATTTATAGCGCCCGTTTCACTGTCTTATAACCCAATTGCTTTGTTGAAAAAGGCAAGTAGAATAGTGAAATATTCGATGTATTTTTCTGTCGTGTATTCGTTTAATTGAACGAACTTTTCATGTATCGTTCTAAAATTAACTTCAAGTAGTTCTAATGCTAAATTGGTAAATCTTTCAAGCTCTAATTCAAGATAATCAATATCAATATTGCTATATTGATGATTTTTTAATCCTGATATGATTTGCTCTATTGGATCAATTACATATTCATAAATCATGAAGGATTCGATCAAAAAATCATTTTCTTTTTTAATTTCTTCAGGTGTTTTCATTGTCGTCTTAAAATCATAGCGTTCAATTTAGTTTTGCCCAATTCTCTATCAATACCGATTCAATATGTCCAATAGATCCACATTACTTTCGCCTTTGAGGTATTCGCCAATCTCATCCACTTCAACCAACTTTTTCCTTGCTTTCTTTTTAGGTGCCGTGGTTGTGTCGGCGTCCGTTAGTGTGTTGGACACGCTGATTCCCTTCACCTTTGGCATCGTCAATCCATGTTGTGCAGGATGCATCCCTTCTTCTTCCATCATCTTTTCAATGGCTTCCTGCCGTTTCAATCGCCGTGCCTTGTTGATCAGTTCTTGTTGTTTGATGAAGGCTGCCTCGTCTTCTTCTTGTTCTTGTTTGCCTCGGTGGATGTCAAGATATTTACCCGCCAGCGTCACAAATCGAAGCCCAGCATGGTCTTTCACATAGAGCGATACCACGCTCATGTCGTTTGGATCATATTTCACATAGAACTTCCTGCCCACATTGCTCTCGAGAAAGTCATGATCGGGTTGCCCATCGGCATCCAGTACTTCATAAGCATATTTTATTTTCTTCACTTGTATTTCAATGCCTCCGGCGCGGTAGGTGCTCGGTGCGTCGGTCAATATGCCGAACAATTCGATCATATCAAACCATTCCACCTTCACCGCTTTCGGATTCACGCTTTCGCGGTACATTTCAATGCGTGGACGGCCCGTGTCAAAGTGTTTGGCATTGTTCCATTCGTCTCGGCGTTGTTTGTAGCGTGCTTTTACCTCGTCTAACGTAGGCAAATTGGCCTTATTTGCCAGAATAAATTCCATATTGGCCTTGCTTTCATCCTTTTTTGTGGTGATGTTTTGGCCCGTGAAGTACCATTCACGGTGCAAAAATTCGGCCTGAAACCGCCCAAATGCGCTCTCTATCGTCTTCGATTTGCCATTATAGGGCATGGTATTGATGGCCAAATGCGCCAATTTTTGCAGAAATCCGCCATTTTCAAGCTTTTTGTGGCCTCCTTGGTTGTCATAGCGTATTTCGTATGGCCGTTCGCCGGCAAATTGCAACGCCATCCGATAGGCTAAATATTGCGCTTCAAAATCCTCTGATTTGCTGATGTGGTAGCCAAGCAGACATTCGCTGTAAGCGTCAATCACTTCATATATGTTGCATGTAGCTATTTTGCCATTGTCGTCCAAATAATAGTAGTTCAATTTCGTTCCATCCGAGTACCAGATCGAATCGCGCATCGTTGGAAGGAGTGTCCGGTGTTGCCGTGTGAACTTTTCCTTTGCCTTCAGTTCTCCATAGCGCATAGCGTACCACATCGGTTCCACTTCCGGCTGATGCAGATATTGATGTATCGTCGTTTCAGTTGCCAACTTTGTCCATCCGCGCGATGCAGCTATTTCATTGTATTCGTCAAACAGTTGTTTAATCGTCACTCTTTCCACTGGCGATGCAAAGCGTGTCACAAGCCACCGCTTAGCGTCCGGTTCCAACTTATCGGCATTGCCATTTCCATAGCCTTTATGAATAAGGGCATAATAACCTTCTGTCAAGTAGGCTTTGAACTTGCGCTCCAGTGCGCGCGGGTTGTTCGGCAGTGAGTGCGGATAGTTCCGCATGGTGTCTTCATCGCTTATCCATGCAATGGATTCATTCCAAAATTCATACATCTTTTTCCGCTTCCCGTTCTTGGCCCTGGCAGCCATTTGGTGGGTCATTACGTTTTTGAGGGTGTTCAATATCGATGCCTCATTGGTGTATTGTTCCTTTGCTGCATCCGGCAAAAATTTGCCTTCATCATATCGGTAGTTGTTGTAATACACCACCGCTTCCGGATCCTTCACGATCTCCTTTATATAAGGAGTCTTATGCACCTTTTCCGGCGCCCCCAATTTCTTAATGACAGCTTCCCTCCTGTCAGCCTTTTTGATTGAATTAAAATCAATCAATGCTTCCCTCCCATTCCCTCCACGCGTCAACAGCGTGATATACCCCCTGCGCTTATCTGAATCATAAGTATTTGGTGAAATACCGGTTGCCTGAATGTAATCAGTCGCCGTTATTGCTATTGTATTTTTAAAAGGGATATACATAGCTTCACTGTTTTTTTACATAGTCCATAAAGGAAAGCACCGAAAGAACGCCACAAATGATCACCATGACAATTTGTTGGGTATATCCCAACATTACTCCAATCAAGGAGGCTGTTCCAATTAGTCCAAATAGGATTCCAAATCCCAACGTAATCGCTTTATTCATATTCTTTAATCTTTTGAAGTTACTCCGCCTCTTAATAAGGCTAATTTTCGTATCCGCTTTGAGTCTTCTGTATTCGTTTTGAATTTCAAGGCACGACTTACAGCCTGCCTACTAAACCCTGTCAGTTTAGACAGCTTGTTAATTTCTCCGTGTGCAGTTCTAATTTCCATTTTTCAATTGTATATTTGTTGCTCAATTACATTTGTTATATGGATGCAAATATAATAGCATATTTTCTCATATCCAAATATTCTGAGATTATTTTCTCTTAAAAATATGTCCACACGCGAAAGAATATTGCAATATCTTAATTCAAAAGGAATTAGCAAATACAGTTTTTATAAAGAAACAGGTATTAGCAATGGATTTTTGGATAAAACAGGGGCTATCGGAAGCGATAAATGTGAGATTATATGCTCTCATTATTCTGATTTGAATGCCGATT